TAAATTTATCCCGGATAATAACCCCAGGGGTCTTGGATACCACGAATTTGTTTCAATTTAAAAACATTGAACATATCGTCATAACAATAAGGAAAAGCACCTTGAGCGAGTGCTCTTTCTTTAAATTCATCGAAAGCATGTCTACCAACATGCACTAAAAAGCGCGCAACATTACAAAGTCGCGCTGACCAATCATATGGATCACCAACTACTAAATTGGGTACCCACATTAACTCTCTAACAATCGATGACATTGGTAGAGGGCATTTCCACAATCCTTCCTCAAATTCAAAAGTTGATTTAAGAAAAGAAATTTTATCCTTGTGGAGCGGATAAATATAATGTGATCTAATTTCACTTAATTTATCAGCACTAGTGATATCGAATCCAAGAAACCGCGACACCTCCTGGATACTAATACCATTAAAGAAATTCAAAGCACGAGGTTTCACAGTTGCTATAATATCATCACCATAAGTTAACATCCTAACATTATCCCTAAAGTCAGTTAAATCAACATACAATCCTTCTTGTGCCTTACAAAATAAATAAACAACCAACATAATAGATACATTAGATACGGAATTAAATACATCAGTAAACGGATTACCACTTTTATTACCTAAATAAGCTGTATTAACCAAATTTCCTACTAGTAAATCTGAATTTTTAAGCATATAAATTAATGTATCCCTCGCATTCTTACCTTCACCACAATAAAAATAATCAGTTATCTTATTGAATACATCAAAACACCAAGGTCTAATACTACCATCAAAATTTTTATAATCATAAACAAGAGTGCAATTCGAAAATTGGAATAGTTCCTCAGCTATCTTTTTCCATTCTACTTCTTTATCTATTCCTATAGCATGACCTAACCTAGTCCCCCAATTAGACTTAAACCAATCCAGAAATGAACCAAAATACTTCCTACATAATATTAAATAATCTAAACCAGGCTGTTCAAATACTCGAGTTTTACCAGCTTTAACTTTCTCGACTGATCTCATCTCATCCTTAAGAGTCGAAATCCACACCATTTTAAAACATCTCCTATTGTTAATTTCATTTTCTGCAAATTCCATATGCTCTACAAATGTTTTATTCCCTAGAATTGGTATCAATTCTGTCCTAGCTTTTTCACTATATCCTAATTTTTGAGATTGCTCATCCCTAACTAAATAATCATTCTTTCCTTTTTTATCGCATGAGAATTTAATATATCCACAAGACGTACTCAAAACGATTGATCTCATGCAACCAGTTCCATTAAGAGCTTTCTCTAAACTATAAATATCAGTAACTCTCGTAACTAAAGGTGATAACTCATCTATTTGATTATAAAAATGAGTAAGAACCATGTCTATGAAAACAGTAGGTGGATCTAAAATTCCTCTTTCAATATATTTATTAGCGTTAATTTGTAAAATTTTATAACCCTTAGCTGATGGTAACCACTCATTCTCAAATTCATCATATTTAAATGATGTCCTAACAAAATTAGTTGTACGCGATGTTGAGGGTATAATACCAAATTGAAAAGTACTCGGTTCTCCTAAAACGCATTGATTTTGAGATTCAATATGATCATCTATTTTTAACTTCAATTTTCCTATATTATAATAATCTTTAGTTATTCCAGTTACACCATAACAACCAGATCCAAAAATGCACGAATGGAGTCCAACTATCCTAACTTCACTCTTATTAACAATTACCCATGGTCTACCACAATCTCCTCCCATTGTTATCCCATCTTTATTATTTAATTTAATAACTAACCAAGGTCCACTTTGAGTATCGGTGATTGTAGTTCCCTCAACAAACGCAGACACATCATGAGTATGACCCTCTCTTCCTCCTATAAGTGTTGAGAGAGCACCACTAGGGATACTATCTACTAAAAATTTACTAATATCCTTAATTCCTGGCATAGCACTAGTTTTAATTAATCTAAGATCTACTCTCTGACCTTCTGAAACAACAAACCTAGTTGAATTTAACTCATCTACACTAATTCGTGTACACATAAATTCTTTTCCAAAATCATTGTATAACCTAATTTTCATAACTTTAGCAGACGATTGAATAGCAGCGGAACATGAAAACAAATGTTCAGGAACAACTAAAGTATGGCAATCCATAAAAGTTCCATGAAGAGACATACCTTCCCCTATTTCGTTACCTTCACTATCAATATGTAACATAGTTACAGACACCACATTCCTCCTAATCTTTCTTAATTGATCTTCCTCCTTCTGATTATGATTCCAACCACCTTGACTTATTCCCTTAATTTTCATAGGTAACAAATTAACCTTAGGTACTTTAAGTCTACCATTATACACTTGAGGAGTATATGTAACCTTAGTTTCTACAGTAGTATCAAATGGTTCCCCTGCTTTAATTAAATCACTTACTTTAGGTGTGTTTCTTCTTTTAAATATTATCATACCAGCCACAGTACTCAAAATTATTCCTACAATCGTAACTACAGCTATTAAAATTTTCTTATTAATGCCAAACCACTTTTCTATAAAAGAAGGTTCAACAATACCTTTCCAATCTCTTCCCTTAAATATCTCTTGATATTTATCAGGCATATCTTTAGGGTACTTACCATTATACATATCGACAATCTCATTCATTGTCAACTCTGGAATAATAGCATTACATACACAATCATGATAGTATTCCAAGTCTACATCTACAATATCTTCCAACTCCAAATCAAACCTAAAAGGATTCATTTCAGGATTTGTAGGCCTACAAATTAAATGAGAAACATAACGAGGCATATCTTGAGGCAAATCAAGAAAACTAAAACTATCAGATGTATAAATTTCCCACACTTTAGGATCTAAAAATTCTTTCAATTTCAAAATTGAATGGGTAACGTCAAGATACATTAAATAACCACTAGATGCACATTGAGAAGGAATATGATTGTAATAATCATTCTTTCCCTGAGTTACAGAAAGAACTTCCTTCGACTTCAAGAAATTTCCTTTCCTATCATTATACTCTTTAACTATTTTTTCAACTACTGTAGAAAATACACAAGTACATTTACTACTTGTTCTCATAGAAGAAACATCACAAACTTGAAAAGTAAAAATAGTATCCAAAACTTTCATCTTATCATCCAATGTTTCAGTGTCCTTCAAAGCATCCAAGAGTAAAGCCACATCCAACTTCCCATCTGTTCGATACTTACTATTCACCAATAGTTCATAAGCAAAAGGAAATCGTCTAGCAAGAGCTCCCTTATCAGATATACCCTTAACAGCATGAAGATCAGGCGAATTAGTACAACAACAAACAAATGAAGATTTAAATAAGGTCATCTTCTCATCTAAATGAGCCATATTAACTGGATTACAAGATGTACAAATTAAATTAATCACCTTAAGTGCATCACTACCCTCTGTATCCTGTAAAAATTCATCAACATTAACCCAAGGTTGACAAGTATAACCATCCATAAATTTCTGTTCACCTATCGGCATCGTATAAACTGAATCATCCACACTTTCAGTCTCTTTAAGAATACCACACTTAAATAGTACAAATTTAGATAAAATAGTGCTAGCAATATAAGATTTACCAACACCAGGTTTACCATATAAAAATATTCCAATAGGTTCAGGTTGAGTTTTGGACGATATTGTTTTAGCATGTATTGTATCACTTTTCTTTATAATATACTCCAAATCACGTAAATAAACAGCATTTATTCTTAAATTTGAATTATCATCAAGGTAAGATCTAGCTTTTGTTGCAAATTCATTAATTACTTCCGTACCATGAGATCTAATAACATTCATTTCAAAATTCCCACAAGAGTCAGCATATTTAAATTCCTTAATCATCTTGGTCATTTTACTCAACCTCTCATTTTTCCAAGAAGCTACAATACCTTTCCCGAAAATAAAGTATTTAATAAAACAAATAAAGGAATTAAGAATACTATATTCCTGACCACAATCCCTATTAACTGAAGCGACATAATCATAATAATCCGGTCCTAGTTTAAAGTTAAAGAAAGATGTTATCATAGTAACAGCCTTACCCAGTAATGCTGCACAATCAGACATCCAACCACTCTGATTAAATGAAAAGAATTTAGAAAAGAAACCAGTACTCCTTGATGGCATACTAACTTTAAGTTTTGATGCTATAAAACATATAGCCGCACTAATATTAGTAATACAAGCAACTACAGATCCTTTAGTTTCAATGAGCAATGCGATAGAATTACAAATACCCAGAAAATGTACCAATATAATCTCTAAGATGTTTACTAATGGTATAGAACTAACTCCTAACATGGCACCTAATTTGTCAATCTGTGTCCACATATTGACTAAAGATGACATACTCTCCAACCCTTGTAATTCACTAAAATTATCTACCGAATGTCCTCCACCATTAAAAGTAATCACAGAAAAATTAGGATTACCCATTACAAGTTGTTGCTGAACTTGAATTGCCATAGTTTCAACGGGATTAAGTAAAGTAAATCTCGTTGTATTACTAGATATAGTTGAATTCAAAAAAGTGATCCAGTTCCCATCAAAATCTTTATATCGGAAATCACATCTCATTTCACCTAATACAAAAGTCGGAACAACATAAACTATTGAATATAGCATATAAAATCTACCAAAATTAACTTCTAAATTACCTGGAGTTACTGAACTATTCCAAACAGTTGATGCAACTCTATCAAACGCTTTAAATGCATTTACGGTATCAACACTAGCTGTTGCTACAAATGGCGCTGGTAACACATTAGATGTCATCCTAGGAACTATTAAACTATGAATAAAAGACCTTTCTTGGTTAAATAAAGGATATAACATAGCAAAATCGTCCCCTCCTTCCCATGAAAAGAAGAAAGTCTGAGAATTTGCAATCGACGAATACGCATAAATCTCTATGCAACATTGATCATGCAAATCCTGATCTTCTTGAGTTATTCTATCTGAAGCTATCAAATACGGTAATCGAGCATAATGTGGAATCTCAAATCTATAAGTTGAATCAGAACTAGGTGTCAACACTACCATGCCAGATTGCGATCCCAAATCATCCAAAGGTAAAGTTAAATTAGGATAAGTCGGTTCTTTAATAATAAAACTTTGTCTCATTCGTGCAAAAATAACAATTTTATCTGTTTTATTAACAGTTGAACTTATAATCCATCGTCCTGATCCCCTACGAAGATAACAAGAAACAGGAATTGCTTCCAATGGCCATTGAGGCAATAATGCTATCAATTTAAACTCGTTATCTACAAATGTTAAAGTGATTGGGTGCACTATCTTTTTCCTCAAATACAAACTCGCAAAGGACATATGATCCATCATAAAGGTAGGTGGTGATGTCTTCTCTTCTATTGGTCTCCAAATTATATAAGAATTATTATCTGTGTCACTACCCTGCAATCTAGACATATTAGGATTTCTTGGCACAGCAAACCAAAATGAATCTTCTGTTGGAGCTGATAAATAAACATTAATCTGAATAACATTAGAAACACTAGTAGGAGCTATCAAAGGATTTTGAACATTTACCATCAATGTTCCCCTAGAAGCATTATTAGTTGAATCCCATTCGGTAGGACAAATAAATGGGATATCAATAGAAAATACATTAGTTTTCCCTATATCTACGCACATATAATTTACTTGTTGAATGTCATTGTTAAAATCCTTATCAAGATCCGTATAACCAGACCAACCAACAATTAGTTGACCCTGATGGAATCGAGTGGCTATTATCTCAAAAGTATATCTCAAATCTCCTCTCCAATATTCAAAATTTCTTGAAATCTCCAAAAGAGGAATACCAAAGACTGTGGTGTTAGGTATAATAGTTTCAAATACCAATCCTGTACCTACTTTAAATAATGTCTTCCCTACCGCATCGTTTGTGCCCCAATTTAATATAGTAACCCTACCAGGTGTTTTAATATAATCACTCATAACCATAGGTTTATATCTATCGTGAGCTAAGATATCCCCCGAAAGTAATCGCATATCTACCCCTATTTTAGGCATATCCACAGTCGTAGAAACTCCGTGATATTCTACGGCATGCAATGGCGAATCAAACATTCCTATAATATCTGTTACTACATTAGCTATAGCAGATATTGGGTTTATCATTTCGAGTGCCTTAACTCCGAAATGACCCAATTTCGCTAACCATCCTTCTTCTTGAGCTCCACGACCATCTACTCGCCCTTTATCAATATTTCCTACTCTCTTATTTTTCCCTTGATTAACACTCTTATTATATGGTCTCTTTATACTAATTTGAGTATCTATAAATTTGAAAAGAATAGAACAATTCAATGTAGTGGGTAATCCAGTCCCCACCCCCAATGAATTCCAAATATAAATAATAAAATTTTGATTCATATACGGATTAACATTACTAGAAGGTCCATTTAAGAATAAGTGAGGTGTGATATGTTCCACCAATAAAGTAGCATTCGTAGCATGACCTATATCTAGGAAAGAATGGGGCATTAGCATCATATCTGACGATGCTATTGCTGTTGTTTTATGACTTGGTTGACACGAGAGTAATAAACATCCACTATGAAATGGTGTAGCATTAACTCTAACAAACATCTGAATATTAGTCCTTAAAATTGAGTGTGTAAAAAGAATACCGCTAAAAGGGTATATCTTACTAAGTAAAGTTGATGGTAGAGTAATTTCATATACTCTAGATTTAATTCCAGCATTGATGGGTATACTTATTGTCTCAAGATGATATTCTCTTTCAAATAAATTTTCAATACTAGGAGTTTTATTCACAAAAGTACTCGACAAACTTGAAGGTGATTCTACATGAGATGGCACTACATTTGTACTTTCTTTCTCTTGATCAAGAATTATAACTTCGTCGCCCTGCAAATAAGAAAAAGATTTAACTAACTTCCTCTTCTTCCGTCTAAAAGGATCGAAGCGCACCTTAATCCAACTATCACCTAGTTTCATCCTAAAACACTTCTCTCTCAATGCCTGAGGAAAAGCCTTTCCTTGAATGTAAGATGTATTCCTTCCTCTTTGCCAATCATACACCATTCGCACAAACTCAACAACATTCCTAACTACTTTCGTAATGATGTTACTTCTACGCGCAACAACAGGATATCCTCCATCCTCTCGTCGCACACCATACACTTTCATAGTTGGTACAACCTGATACTCTTCTGGAAATTCTCCTCCATCAACTGTCTTCACAATTGGCACCTTAAACTTCTTCTTTTGCCTAGGATAAAGACTTCCGACTGGAGTATAATCTTCACAATCAGGCTTTGTTGAAGATGTATCTTTAAGATTCACCGATTTAGCCTCTCTCTGGCTTGGAATCTGAATCCAACCATCTTCATCAAGTGTCTTCTTCAACTTCTTACCTATCAAAGGTATGTAATCAGAAGTACACTTCTTCCAGCACGTTAGTACTTGGGTAACTGCGGGGTTGTTATCAACCACCTGTGCATTCACACACTGTGTATGCTGAACCCCATGTCTCAGGACTTCGGAATAAGTTCGCTTCTTATTCCATTCAAATCCATTGAGGAGGCATGATGCAACGAAATCATCGTCGGCTTCATCAAAAGTATCGAATTCTAAGTGGCCTATTTTTTTAGTCGTCATCTTCATTCAGACTGCGGATTATGGGAATTCATTAAAACCGGACCCGAGCCCCTAAGGCTCACGGGTGATATTTCAAATTCCCGCATCCAAGATGGGGTACATTAATAAAGTTCAAAGTCCCTCCCGATCTGTACCCTTCAGAGAGGTTCCGTATAGCGTCTTACGACTACACACTAAGATTAATATCCGTATTCATGTCCTCGCCTACGCCTAAGCTCAACTAACAGTCTTTATTGGCCATTCGTCGCCAATAAATTTTCTAATAGTCTTATTAGAGTTCGTAAGGGCTCACTCCTACTTCAATTAATGTGCTATCCCCTGATTCACGTTCAGGAACGAGAATTAAATTATGTTTAAATGAAATAAAACTGCACGTTTAAGTATATCTTAACTCTCTAGGTGCTACTTCTTTATCTCATCGAAACAAATTTAACAAAAGAAAATAAATAAAGTTACAA